ATCCGGCCATCGAGATGCCATTGCCGCCGACGCAGTCTGTCGATTTCGTGAAGTATGTCGATGTTTCGGGGGCCGTACAGACGTTGCCGCTCGATACGACTTACGGCAATGGCGGCCTGCAATACGGCTATCAGTTTGCGCGTGGCGGCGAGACGGCTGGCGCGCGGCTGCTTTCCGGATGGGCGCGGCCCTGGCCTCCGACCCGGATGGTGCCTGCGAACGTGCTGGTACAGTTTCGCTGCGGCTTCGGGCAGCCGATTACCTGCTCGATGACGGCAGGGTCTGCCGTGCTGACGGTCTCCGGCGGCATCACGTTTAATCCGGATGATGCTCCGCTGATGGCTGGCGATACCGGGCTGCCTATCTACGTGAATCGCGCGGGCGTGGGCGGCATAGACCTCGAAACATTCATTGCGGCGGTGGATGGCAACGGCAACGCCACGCTCGCTGAGGCGGCTTCTTCCACGGTCGCAAACATGCCGGGCTGGGCCGGAGTGGCCGTTCCGGAAGAGATACGCAACGCCGTGCGGCTCATGGTCGAGTTTTATTACGAGCGCGCACAGGGAAACCTCAACCTCAACTTGAAGGACGCCGCAGAGGATGAACTCGGTCCCTGGCGGAATTTGGTGGCCTGATGGCGCTCGGCGATCTCACGACACTGGCGAACGTGAAGGAGTGGCTGCCGATCCCGGCGACCACGACAACGGAAGACGATACCCTGACGCGGCTGATTACGGCGACAAGCAGCGACTTCGTCCGCGCGACGAAGCGCCCTGACCTGCTCTCGCAGAGCTATGCCGAGGTACATCAGGGAGACGGCGGCACGCGCATGATCGCGTTCCACTGGCCGATTACGGCGATTGCGAGCTTATCCGTTGCCGGAGCGGCGGTGCCGGAGAGCGCGGACAAGATCCAGCCCGGATGGTACATCGATGAAGACATCGATCCGGAGCGTGTCTGGAATGTCTATCTGAACAACTATGTCTTTTCCGACGGAGCGCCGATCGCGCTCAACTATACGGCTGGTTATGCGACGGTGCCGAGCGACATCGAGCAGGCGGTGATCGACTGGATTGTCTATCGCTACAAGGGTCGTCCTACGGTGGGGCAGACGATGCGGCGCGTGGAAGGCGATTCAGTCCACGTGCAGGAAGTGGATGCGCCGCTCACCACGCAAAGCGTGATTGAGAAATATACGCGTTGCTTCCCATCGCTTGATCGGCGCGAGGCGCGCGAAGAGATGAGGCAGAAGTCTGCGGCGAAGGGGAAACATGCTTGATTTTCAGGTCGATCCCGCGAGCGCTGCGCGTGTCGATGCGCACCTTGAAACTACGCGGCAGAGGGTGCTTGCGGGCATTCGCAATGCGATGCAGGAAGCCATGGAGGGCCTGGCGTGGACGGTCGCGGACAAGTTGCAGGGCAATCCCATTGTGAGCCGTTCGGGAAGGCTGCTGGGCGCGGTGCTGGGCAGTCCGAAGGTGAAAGAGACGGACACCGTGATTCGCGGGACCGTATCGGCGGACGTGGGCGGCAAGCATCTCGGTCTCTGGCTGGAGGACGGCACGCATGTTCCGGCGGTCGCGGGCAAGATTTTCAGCTACACGGCGCCGGGCGGCGAACAGGTCTTTGCGCGCGGGCACAAGGCGTTCGAGGTCAAGCCGCATCCGTTCATGAATCCCAGCTTGCAGGAATACAAGGCCACGATTTTGCAGATGATCGCGGCGCGCGTTACGGAGGCTGTTGCCAATGATGCCGTATGAGAGTGTGGACCGCGAGGCTGTGTGGGCGGCGTTGTTCGCGTGGCTGGAGGCGAAGGTTGGAGCGAACTTCGTGACGATCGGGCGCAGGCATGTGCCGCCGCCTGACCTCACGCCCATCATGCAGCCCGCGCTCTTTATGGTGCAGGTGAAGGAGACGCATAAGCCGAAGCCGCGCGGGGTGCCCACGCAGCTCATGCTGCATGGCTTCCTGATCCTGTATGCGCCCGCGCCGGTGGCCAACCAGCTTCCGGGTGCGGAGACGGTGCTGGCCGCGACCACGCTCAACAATCTCTTCAAGGCCATCGACGATGCGTTGCAGCCGGACACGATGGATGGATATTTCAGCCTGGGCGGAATGGTATCGCATTGCTGGATTGAAGGCGATACGGACATGGACCCGGGGATTTTCGGGCCGCAGGCGGCGGCGATTCTGCCGCTGCACATTTTAGTTCCATAGGCGGCTGCGGCTACGCCGCCAGCTACAACTTTCACCTTTTTCGATGAGCGCTATAAGAGCGCCTCAGGAGACAGCATGAACATCCAATTTGGTTCCGGGGTGCTCTTCGGTATCCCCACTGCGGGCAACACGGCCGTCAATCCCACGCCGACGCGCTTCGGCATTTTGCAGGACTGCCAGGTAACGTTCAAGGGCGACCTGAAGAAATTGTATGGGCAGCACCAGTTTGCCGAGGCCACGGCGCGCGGCAAGGTCGATGTGATGGTCAAGGGCAAGATTGCCACGCTCGACCCGAACATGCTGAACCAGCTTTACTTCGGGCAGGCTTCGGCCACTGGGGTCAACCGCATCATTGACGGCGAATCGCATACGCCGGCGGCGAGCGTTGCGCCCACGAAAGCGACTGCGGGCGTGCTGCTGACCGACTACGGCGTCCAGAACTATGACACTGGGCTGAACATGGTGAAGGTAGCTGCGGCACCCACGGTCGGTGAATACTCCTTTACGCAGGCGACCACCGGCGGCACGCCTACGGCGGCGGCCTATGTGTTCAACGCGGCGGAGACGGCCAGCAAGGTGCTGTTGAGCTATCTCTATCCCGATGCGACGAACGGCGTGACCATCTCGCTGGCAAACCAGCTACAGGGGTACGCTCCGGTGATTCGCGGGCTGCTGTACAGCAACTTCCGCGGCAAGTACTTCGGCCTTGAGCTGAACGCCTGCACGATGGGGCAGATCAGCATTCCGTCGAAGCAGGAAGATTTCTGGATTTCCGATTTCGACATGGACTGCAATGTCGATGCTTCCGGGAACCTGGGCAGCATCTACGCGGACACTGTCTAAGCCTTCGCCTGAATCCCAGGTCTCAGAAGCGAGACCTGGGGCACCCACACCCGCACTTATTTTTGGAGAAAAACGCAATGCCTCAGGAAGAAACACCGTTTCGCGGCGTGCCTGTTTTTATGGGCGGCCGCGAGTATATTGTGCCGTCGCTTTCCACGCGGCAGTTCCGCGACAACTATAAGCTGCTGACGCGGCCCATCGAGGGCGATACCGAGCAGACCATCGCTGACGCCTTTGCCAGTTACATTCCGCTGATCGGGCTGGCCATCCGGCGCAACTATCCGGATGTGACGGACGATGCGCTGTGGGACCTGCTTGACCTCTCTACCTTCAAGGTGGTGATGGCGGCCATTCAGAGCGCCAGCGGGCTGAGGACCGTGAAGACGGGGGAAGCCGGGCCGGTGGCCAGCCAATCGACTGGCGATGGATCTACGCCCGCATAGTCACGGCCACCGGATGGACGTTTGAGCAGATCGACCGGTCGTCGATGGGCGACATCGCCGACCTGCTGGAGTACTGGCTGGAAGAGCCGCCGACGCATGTGATTCTTGGCTGGCGGTATCTCGAACGCAAGCCGAAACAGCAGATCAACGAAGAAGATGCGGTGCGGCAGATGTCCGAGTTGCAGGGCATGATGGGCACGCGCGCCGGATCGATGCCGGACCACTTGAAAGACATGGCGCGCTGGGCCGAACAGCAGCGCGGCAGGTTGCAGTCGAACAAAGGCAGGAGCGAGCATGTCGGATAACACACTCAGTATCGGCGCGGTGGTCGATGTCGAGCAGCTCAAGACGGGCTTCGATGAATCGCGGGCCACGGTCAAGGATGCCGTCAGCAATATGGCGGTCTCTTTTCAGGAGCTGTCCGCGAAGACTGCCTCGGCGATGCGCGGCATCAGCGAGGACGTGCGCACGGCGGCGCAACACGTCTCCGCTGAATCGCTGCACGTTGCCGAGGCCACGCGGGCGCAGGCTGCCGCTTATGCCGATCTGCGGCGCGCCAACATCATCGTGAAGGACTCGAATATCGATGCGGCGCAGTCCACGGCGCTGCTGGCTGCTGTGCAGGAGAAGGTCGCGGCGACGTCGAAGGCTGTGGCGGATGCGCAGAAAGAAGCGGCGGCGGTCGCGGCGGAAACGGCGGAAGAGCAGAACATTTCCTCGAATTCCATCATTGCTGGATTTCAACGAATGGCGCTGGCGGCGCGGGAGTCGTTCGGCGAGGTGCAGGAGAAGATGGTCTCGACCGCAGAGAAAGCGGAGATCAGCGCGGAGGGCATTGGGGGAGCATTCGCCGGTTTTGGCGAGTTGCTTGGATTGGGGCTGGTGGGCGGGTTCGCTGCGCATTTCCTCGATCAGTTGGCTGAGGTCAACGTCCGGCTCGGCGATCTGCACGACAAGACTGACATTAACATCCAGAGCCTGGCTGGTTTGCAGCAGATCGCCAAGCAAATGGGTTTGGGATTTCAGCCGATTGAGATGGGCCTGGTGCGGATGCAGCGCGGCATGGTCCAAGCCAGAAACGGGCTCGTGGAATACAAGAGGGCGTTTTATGAGCTTGGCATTTCCATGCAGGAAGTAAAGAGCCTGACTCCTGAACAGATGCTTTACCGGGTGGCGAAGGCGCTGCACGATACGGGCAGCCAGGCAACCCGGTCGGATGCGGCGCTGGAACTCTTTGGGCGCGGCGGTGCGACGCTTATTCCGATATTGCAGGAGCAGGGCGCGCAGCTTGAGGCCAATATGAAAAAAGAAGGCGAGTTCACGAAGATCACCGACCAGAGCGTGAACTCGGCGCGGCAATGGACGAGGGCGACGGCGGAGCTGGCGGCCGAGTTTCGCGCGCTGCTGCTGCCGGTGCTGAACCATATCGTTCCTGTGATCGAGTCGGTGAAGCTGGCCTTCGAGTCGGTGGCGGCGGTGATTGTGGTGGCGCTTTCGTCGATCGGGGCAGTGATCGCCAATCTTGTTGTGGGGCTGGGTGGAGTTGCCAAGGTGGCATGGGATGCGGCGCACCTGAACTATAGGGCCATGATCGCGGACACGGAGGCGACCGGGAACCGCATCAAGGAGCAATGGAAGAACGTAGGAAAGGACATCAGCGGCGCGATGAAGCTGCTGGCCGACGACTACAACGGAATCCATTGGAACGCGCCGCAGATCGAGCACGCGATCCCGCCCACGCCGAATGATTTGTCGGATTATTCGATCATGCCGAAGGGGCGCGGGCGTCATGCGCGCGGGGCCAAAGAGAAGCATGAAAAAGCGGCGAAGGCGTTGGAGCCGGACGACAATGCTACAGCCAGTCTTTTTGAGGCCACGCAGGCGTTTGAGGCTGCTAACCAGCAGCAGGTGCGCTCTGCGCAGAGCACCGCCGCGCAGACGCTCGAAGCGTATCGCCAGGCGCGCGATGAAGAAGTTCGCATGGCGCAGGAGAAGTACCAGGACCTGGCGCAGGAGAGCGCCAACGAAGTGAGCCTGGGCAAGCGGTCGGCGGACAGCCGGACGGCGCTGCTGCGGAATGCCTCGAATGACGAGTACGCCATCCAGTTGCAGGCCGTGCAGGCCAAGGAAGCCGTCGATATGAGTAACGCGGCGCGGTTCCGCGCGGACCTGAACAAGGAGCTTCAGCTTTACCGCCAGCACATGCGCCAGATGCAGCAGCTCGACCATCAGGATGCGGCGGAGAAGCTGCGGGTGACGACGCAACTCTATCAGGGCATCGGGAACAATTTCACCAAACTGATGCAGGAGATGATTGCCAGCAATAGAAAAATGTCGCTGTCGCTTACGAGCGAGTGGAAGGGGCTGACGGCCAACTTCACGGCGAACATCCTGAAGATGGCGGAGCAATACCTGATCGGCCTGGCGCTGCAAAAGGCGGGGCAGAAATCCGCTATTCTCGCAGATGCGAAAACGGCGGCGGCCAATACTTATGCGGCGGTCTCGGCGATTCCGGTCGTCGGGCCGTTTCTTGCTCCGGAAGCTGCGGCGGCGGCATTCGCTGCCGTGGTGGCCTTTCAGTCGTTCGCGAAGGGCGGCGTGGTGAGCGGGCAGCCGGGCAAGGAGATCCCGGTGCTGGCGCAGGCCGGGGAGCGCGTGCTGACGCCTTCGCAGACGCACAAGTTCGATTCCATGGTCAACGGCGGCGGCGCGAGCGCACGGCAGGGCGATATGCACCTGCATTACAGTCCGCAGGTGAACGCCTATGACCGTACCGGGATGCGGTCGACGCTGCATTCGCATTCGGACGACATTCTCGACATCGTGCGTGAGGGGTATCGGCGGGGGGCGTTCGCGTGAGCTTGAAAGTTTTTCCTGACCTTCCCGGCCTGACGTGGCCGGTGCTGCGGACGGCGGAGTTCCATACCGAAGTGCAGTCCGCGAAAAACAAGTACGAAGTGCGGCTGCCGCAGATGGTGAACCCGCTGTGGCACTGGCAGCTCATCTATGATTTCTTGCGCGACTTTCCGTATGGAAGTTTCACGGTCTCGGAACTGAACACGCTGCTGGATTTCTTTCTCTATCAGGGCGGCCAGGCTGGGGAGTTTCTTTTCACGGACCCGGACAGCAACTATGTGGGACCAGCGCTGGTGAACGGGGTTCCGAATGCTCCGATGGCGCAGTTGCAGGTTGTAAATGACGGCGCGGGGAACTATTACTCGCCCGTGCAGCGGACAATGGGCGGCTCTTTTTTCGAGGACGTTCCCGATCTCAACGGGGGGATCGCTGTGTATGCCAATGGGATCCTGATGAAACAGGGCAGCCCGTTTCCTTACAGCGCGGACTATCAGCTATTCGGGCCGGGACTGGCGGTGCCCGGCGCGGCTTATGTGGGCATGTATATCCAGTGGTGGCCGTATCCGGCGCCGGGAGCGCCATCGCTCACGAAGGTTGCGGGAGGCTCGCTCGCGCCCGCTACCTATTTTGTGCGTTCGTCCTTGACATCCACACAGGGCGAATCTTTGCCGGGCGCGGAGGCCTCGATTGCCATCGGGGTTGGAACGGCGCCGGCGGCGGTGCTTTCGCAGGTTGCGGGCGGCACGCGGGCGGCGCGCACCGAATATGCGCGCGTCACCTATGTTAATTCGCTGGGCGAGACGCTGGGGTCCCCCGAAGCTTCGCTGGCCGTGGCGGCGAATTCGCTGCTCTCGGTCGCGTCTCCCGGGGCCGCTGGCGATGCGACTGGATGGAATGTTTATGTGTCGACGGCGACGGGGACGGAGACCAAGCAGAACGCCGCGCCGGTGGCCATTGGGACGAACTGGACGGAGCCGACGACGGGACTGATCGCGGGCGCGGCGCTGCCTGTGGCGACAACCGCGCTGGGGCTGTTGCGGGTCGATGCGCCAGCCCCACCCTACCGTTCCGCGCAGACGGGTTGGAATGTTTACGTTTCGACGGCAACAGGGGTGGAGACCAGGCAGAATGCAGTCCCTATTTCTTATGCGGCGCCATGGGTCGAACCAAATACAGGGCTGATTGCGGGCGCGGCGCTGCCGATCGTCGATACCTCCGCCAATCCGGCGGCGCCGGTGACGGCGGAGTTCAGCTATTACTTTCGCGTGCGGTTCGAGAGCGATGAGCGGGACATGGAGAAGTTTGCTCACGGCTTTTGGACTATTGGCGGATCGGAAGCGCGGAGCGGGAGCGGCATGTTGAAGCTGGTACAGGTGCGGCCGAATCCTCTGTAAGTCCCAGGTCCCAGAAGCGAGACCTGGGGCACCCGCTGGTTCACAACTTAAGTTTCAGGTAGATCATGCGAAAAGCAATTGACGGTAACGGGGATGACAGCACGGCGGCGCTGGCTGCTTATCTCGCGGCGAACCATGTGCTTACTACGCGGTTCCTTTATTTGATTGGGGAGCCGGACCATCCGCAGGCCATCTGGGCGACGGACCATGAAGCGCCGCTGCTCTATAAGCCGTGGGGCAAGTTTCTGCCGGCGGTGATTTCCAAATCGGGCATCACGACGAAGATTGGGCTGGACTCGAGCAGCGTCACGGTGAAGTGGTCTCCGGCGAACCGGAACTTTTCGCAAGCGGTGGGGAGCGCTTCGCCGCTGGCGCTGGCGCGCATCCACTACTACGACAACTGGCCGGTGCGCATCTGGAAGGTCTACATGCCCACGCCGGGCGATTGCTCGACGTATGGCGCGGTGGAGTGGTTTGGCGGCTATGTGGGCGACTGTCAGGCCTCGCGTGATGGGCTTTCGTTGACGGTGGACAGCTTCCTCAGCGTGGTGAGCCAAAAGCTCCCGGCCAATGTGATCGAGGTGACGAACACCTTTGGCAGCTACACGGCGGCGACGGCCCCGCCGGGTGGGAGCGTTCCTGTCTTTTCGTGTTTTACCGGGTCGAATGAAACCATCGTGCTGGGCGATTGCCTCTCGCCGACGTATGGGCATGTCTACGACGTCGGCACATTCAGCGAGGGGTACATGATCTTTCTCGCAGGGCCGAACGCCACGCTGGCCGGCGTGTGGGCGGCGGTGGGCAATTCGCTTAAATACAAAGACGGCCATAACAACGA